TACGCATTCCTATACGGTGCAGGGCCAGCTAAGATTGGTTCCATTGTCGGTGGTAATGCTAAAGCGGGACAGAAACTTATTGATTCCTTTCTTGCGAACACGCCAGCCTTACAACGTCTTAGAAATACGGTTAGCAGATATGCGGGTAAGGGCTTTGTACCGGGGCTTGATGGTCGTAAGATATGGGTACGTTCAGAACACGCAGCTCTTAATTCCCTCCTTCAAGGTGCAGGTGCAATCGTAATGAAGAAAGCTTTAGTATTATTTCACGATAAGACTAAGGCTAACAAGTGGCCTGTGAAGCTAGTAGCTAATGTCCATGATGAATTTCAGCTTGAAGTTCCTAAAATATATGCTACAATAGTAGGTGAGGCTGCAAAGCAAAGTATTGTTGAAGCTGGGTTACATTTTAAGCTTCGTTGTCCACTAGACGGGGAGTACAAAGTTGGTAAAAACTGGCGTGAAACACATTAATTTAATTGAAGCTTTTACACAAGTAGCTGTAGGAACAGTTTTGATTTTCATATCAAATCTTATTGTTTTTCCTATCTTAGATATTGAGGCAACAATCAATGCAAATGTTATATTGGTGGCTATAAACACTGTTGTAGCTTTTATAAAATCTTATGCTGTAAGGGCATTCTTTAGGAATTTTGAACATGACTCAACTAGAAATGTTTAAACCGTTAAAGCATATTGTATGTTATAGTGGTGGTCACAGTAGTGCTGTGGTTGCTCTTAATGTAGTTGCTCGATATGGTAAAGAAAATGTTATATTACTTAACCATGACATCAGTCCTTTTGTAGAGCATCAGGACATAAAAAGGTTTAAAGACGAGGTAGCAGCGTACTTGGGTATACCAATTATTTATGCTAACCATCCTAAGTGGGATACAATGGATCAGTTTGATGTAAGCGTAAATACAAAGTCATTTAAAGGAGCCACGGGAATGGCTATTTGTACTTCGCTTCTAAAGACCAAACCATTTAATGATTATCTCAAAGCTAACTTTGCAGATAAGAATTGTATAATTTACTATGGTTTTGATAAGAATGAGATGCACCGTGTTCAGCGTAGAGCTTCTATCTTAGGTGGTCAAGGATACAAATCAGATTATCCCTTGGCTTTATGGCCTGATTTAAAGTATAATTCAACAAAGGATGTTGGAATTGAACGTCCATTGGCTTACACTAACTTTAAACACGCCAACTGTACTGGTTGTTTGAAGGCAGGTAAACAGCATTGGTATATTGTCTATTGCACCCGTCCTGATATTTGGGAAAAGGCTAAGCAAGCTGAAGAAAAGATTGGTTACTCTATCATGCGTAATGACTATCTTGAAGAACTTGAAACACAGTTTGCTAAGATGAAACAAGCTGGAATTGAAGCCAGTGAGCATGAAGATGCAAGAACATTCTTTGCTCGTGTTCGCAAGCTTATTGAAACTTATGAAGATGAGGGAGTAGATAAACCGTGTGAGTGTACTTTCTAGTATGAACATTGATAAGAATCAGATTCTATTTAGTGTTGAAGGGAAAACTTTCAAGATTAAGATAGGAGAGGATCTAGACCTTGAAGAGGTGTATACTGTGCTATTATCAGCACTTATGCACTTAGAAGATCTAGTATTGGGTAATACAGCTCACCCGTCATCTCAAGAGCTGCATTGATAGTTAAAGGAAAATGAAATGAGTATTGATACACTGAAACCCGTTAAAGTTGCTGGTGAAATCTTCTGGAGTAACTGGATGAACACCTTTAACACTAAGTTTAACGAAGACAACAAGAAGTACGAATGTACCATTGGTAACTTGAGTGATGCAGCTTGTGAGAAGCTTAAAGAGCTTGGCATCAACATCAAGAACAAAGAGAGCATGGGTAACTTCATTGTTGCTAAGTCAACTTACTTGTTCACACCTGTGGATGAGGAAGGTAATCCTGTAGACATTGCCATGATGGGTAACGGCACTAAGTGTCACGCTGTTATCAGTTCATACCGTCACAAGATGTCAGCTAAGTTTGGTGCTGCACCCTCAATCAAGAAACTCATTATCACTGAGTTGAAGGTTTACTCTCCTGAGGGCGAGGAAGAACAAGAAACTGCTGATGACATCCTCTAAACAGGATAAACCTGTAGAAGCCATCGTGGATGCTGACTTTTTAGTATACAAGGTGGGCTTCTCATGTGAGGAAGAAGAGGAACGGTGGGCACTAAATCGACTCACAGAGTGGTTTACCGACATCATCTATATGCGTCTGAAGTGTGATGACTACAGAGCTTGGATTACAGGTAAAACTAACTTTAGATTTGAGATAGCTACCACTGTTCCTTACAAGGGCAACCGCAAAGATGCTCCCAAGCCTAAACATTATGAGGCTCTTCGCAAACATCTCATGAAGCTCGGTGCTAAGATGTCTGAGAACGAAGAGGCTGATGACTCTGTAGGCATAGCGTCCACTAAAGGTAACTACTGGATCGTCCACGTTGACAAGGATCTAGATCAGTTACCGGGGTGGCACTATAATCCTGTAAAGGATGAGGAGTATTATGTTACTGAGTTTGAAGGCTTGTACAGTTTCTATAAACAGATACTGACAGGTGACAGAGTTGATAACATTGAAGGTATACGTGGTATTGGCCCTGTAAAGGCTGATAAGATTCTCAAAGATTGTAAAACCGAAGAGGAATTATATGCAGCTTGTATCAAAGCTTATGACGACAATACTGACAGGGTATTGGAAAATGGAAAGCTACTATGGCTAAGAAGAGAACCAAACCAGATGTGGCAACCACCTTCAGTCTCGCAGGTTCAGTCTGGAATGTAATGTATGTAGCTCACATGGAAGACATGGGTAAATGTGATCCTGAGAAGCAAACTATTAGTATTCGTACAGACATGAACAAGCAGTCTACTGAGCAGACCTTCTACCATGAGTTAGTTCATGCCATCCTGTTTACAATGGGTAAGCTAAACCATGAGGAAGAGTTTGTAGATACTTTTGGAGCTTTCTTACATCAGTATTATTTAACAAAGGATTACAATGAAGCCTAAGCGTAAGAAGCCTCTGTCTGTCAGACAAGTAGCTTTAAAGCATGGCTTTAGATCTGGCTTAGAAGACAAGATAGCTGATAACCTTATAGCTTTAGGAGTTCCATTTGAGTATGAGAAGCTAGTGATTGCATATACGCAGCCTGAGAAGAAACGTACATACACTCCTGATTTCTTACTACTGAGTAACGGTATTATCATTGAGAGTAAAGGCAGGTTTGTGACTGCTGATAGACAGAAACACTTGATGGTGAAGGAACAACATCCTGAACTTGATATTAGATTTGTCTTCAGTAATTCTAGGTCTAAGCTTTCAAAGTTAAGTCAAACTACATAGGGGGATTGGTGCATTAAGCATGGATTCAAGTATGCCGATAAAGATATTCCACTGTCATGGTTAAAGGAAAGAGGTAATTGATTATGTTAGCTAATCTTATTGAAGCTTTAGAAAAGTCTAAAGAACTTCGTAGTGTATGGGAAGACTTTACAGATGTTATTCTTGTGGAGAAACTTAAAGAAACTTACTTGAATACTATCAATGGAGGATGGAGTTCTCATCCTGAGGACATTGCTGAGAACTTGAAAGTCAATGCAGCCATTGCAGTTGTACTAGGATACTTTATGTTCTCTGGTGATGCTGAAGAATTCTTGAAGGAGGCTGAGAATGAACGTGAATCTGATTAAAGAACATGAGGATGGTAGTGCCTCATATCAGTTTGACTTAACTCACGATGAAGCTCAATCACTTATATCCTTCGGTATCCTAGAAACTTTTAAATCTATGATACGTGAAGGTGAGAGACTAACAGTTGAAGGAGATGATATTGAAAATCTTAGTAATCCCGGACTGTCAGATTAAAGAGGGTGTACCTTTAGAGCACTTGACATGGGCTGGTAAAGCTATTGTCGATTACAAACCTGATGTAGTGATTAACATAGGTGACTTTGCAGATATGCCAAGCCTTAGCACTCACGACATCAAGGGAAGTAAGTACTTTGAAGGTCTACGTTACAAGAAGGACATTGAATCTGCTAAGGAGGCCATGAAGTTATTGTTGGCTCCTTTGAGAGAACTTCAAAAGTCTCAGAAGGAATCTAAGCACAAGGTGTACAAGCCTCGTATGGTGATGACTTTAGGGAACCATGAGAACAGGATTGATAGGGCTATTAACAATAATCCTACATTGGAAGGCTTAATATCTACAAAGGATCTTGAGTATGAGAAAGATTGGGAAGTTCACAGTTTCCTCCATCCTGTGTTTATTAATGGTGTTGGCTTTAATCATTACTGGCCTGTGGGTGCGATGGGAAGGCCAGCTGGTGCTGCTAGTGCTATTATTAACAAGCTTCACATGTCTTGTGTTGCTGGACATCAACAAGGTAAACAAATTGCCTATGGTAAGCGGGCTGATGGCAAGCCTATTTGTGCTATCATCGTTGGCTCTTACTATCTCCACGATGAAAGTTATATGGAT